ATTTACATTTTCATCATACCCCAAATATGCCTTTGGTATTTTTAGTGCAGCAAATAGTTTATTTTTTAGGTAATCGATATCATCAATTGATGAATATTCTAATCCACTAAGGTTATCTATTTGTGTTCCACTATCACCACCCCTAACTGGTAGATAAAAATCTTCGGTTAGGTTCTGCATATTATACTTTAGGTTATAATCACCATTCTTATCAGCAAAAGGAACTTTTTTCATTTTATTGATAATCCTTTGCATATAGTTATCCACTTCGTTTGGTGGGATGTTACCTATATCAATTTTGAAAACTCTTTTTTCTGGTGCTCTCATAATTCTATGAATCAACATAGCATCTTCCATAAGAGATAATTGTTTCCACAATCTTCTACCATTCTCAATCATAGCTTTACCATATGGTAACCAGTTAGTATCTGCTAATAATCTAAAGTGTGCTATTTCATAGTTTTCATAATCAACCTTACCTAATTGGTCATCCTCTACGTGAAACTTTACATAGTTTGGATTTGTTTCATCTGTACCTTCTAATCTTTCTGTATTATAAACAGAATAAGGAGTTACGTTCACAATACCCTTACCTTCAGCCATTTCTAAACCTAAGAAGAAATCTCCATACTTACATAAGTTTCTTACCCAAGGCCAAAGATTAAATTCTACGTTCATTACATCGTAGAATAAATTATTTAAAATAGCTCTAACTTCTTCATCAGATGAACGGATTGTTAGGATATCACCATATTCGTTTTTAAGAGTTGATTCATCTGCGTATATATCTAATGCTGATGCTAATATTGGGTCATTATCCATAGCATCATAATCTCTGAATATTTCTCTACGAACTTGTTGGTAAGCCATTGATTGTGCTTTACCAGATTGTTCATAAAATGATTTTTGTAATTTTGTATATCTATCTCTAAGTGCGGATAGATTTGTTTGTTGTTTTTCATCCGAGTCAACTACTTTGCGCTTACCATCTTTATCAACAGTCACAATTGCTTGTGATGAAAATAGTTTAGTTAACCTACCGAAAAATGAAGTATCTGCCATTGTTTGTTTCTTTTAAATTATAACCTTTATTTTACCAAGCTCTACAACTCCAATACCTAGCCTTATGTCTTGGACCTGGATTATCACAATTGTGTCTTGCTCTAAATGCTTTTCTTCTGGCTGGGTCTGATTTTTTTATTCTCATTGTTTTTTCACCACCCTTGCCTTTGTGACCAAAGTTTACCTTTACTACATTACCTTTTGGGTTTTTTACATAAACTTTGAATTTTGCAGTATCACCTCTCATTGGTTTACCTAATTTAACTTTTCTACCTTGATACTCTGCTTCGTTTACATCAGGTTTGTAAGCTCTTAGATACTCTACTAATTCGTTAATATCATTCTCATTAACAACATCATATTCTTCAACCTCTTCGGCTTCGTTTCTAATGATATTGATGTGATTACTGTACAATGCTTTTGTTATTTCGCTCATAATTGATATCTCCTTAATTAACTCCTATACTCTATAAATATATACTTTTTCATATTATCGAATTAACCAGGTCAAATCCTCATCTTCCCCATTAATCTTTTGTGACCAAGGGTTGTGGTCTGGTTGATTCCCACCATATACAGCCGTTCCATGCGTTGCCTGTCCAATACCACCTAAAGCTTGTTTTGTTAAATCAATACCCTCTTGTCTTAATCTTAAAGCGGTATCTCTAACCCACAATCCGATTGAAAATGCCATAACCAAATCATCATTGTAACCTTTCATCGCTTCTGCTCTATTACCATTCCATATAAATGTAAATAACTCATCAACCAATCTTGTAGAACGAACTGTTACTGATTTTTCTCTGAAGTAATCATCTAATTTAGAAATAATAAGTGGTCTTGTTTTAGATGTTGTACTAAATCCTGCAACCATTCCTCTTTCTTCTGCTCTATATTTGTTATGCAATTGATGTTCTACATCTACATACTTTAAATCCTTACTCATATAGAATAGATTTTTATAATCCCTATCTATTACTTGTTGAATAACTGCCCAACCAATATTTGCGTTCTCAACTACTAATAATGCATTATTATATTCTGTTGCCAATGCAACTAAGAAGTTTCCAAAATCTTTTGTATCCAATTTACCTTTGTATTCTGCAACTTGTTCAGCTAATTCAATATCTATAACGTGACACGCCGAATAATCTCCCCCATCTCCCCTAGCAACATCCGCTACTATCATATATGATTTATTATAATTTGGATATTGCCACTTCCAAAGGTTTCCATCAAATCCAGTTTTCTCTAATGGTTCTTGACAATATGTTTCTTTATAAAATTGTAAAAGTTGTGGTTCGATTACAGTATCACCAGAAGAAACGAAATCACAATCACATTCTTGTGCTGCACCTTTTGCTCCTAATAGGGTTTCTTGTTCATCTCTCCAACTTTGGTCTCTTTCAGGATGTACACTCCAATGTAATCTTATTGTATTAAATGAGTTAGTTTCATCTTCCGCACCTACCCAAGTTTTGTGAAAGAAATTACCTACACCATTTGGTGTAGAAAGTATAATTGCGTTACCACCCGTTGATAATGTAGATTGTGCTGATATCCAAATTTCTTCAATGTTATCAATAAAAGCGGCTTCATCAAATACTAAAAGGGATAATGCTTCAGAACGACCAGCATCACCACTTGAAGATGTTGCTTTTATCTGAGAACCATTTGAGTATCGAAGGGATAGTTTATTATCCTCTACTGTTGTTTGTTTTAACCAAGATGGTAAGTTTTCATTCATATACCTCACCTTAGTTACTAAGTTCTTAGCTACTTCTTGTTTAGTTGCGATTACCAAACAATTAAAATCATTGTTAAATAACATTTTCCAAAGAGAAAACCCCGCCGTTAAGGTTGAGATACCTGTTTGTCGAGATTTAAGGATGATATTGTATCTTTCTTTATCAAATTCCGTAAGTGTTTTTTCTTGAAATGGATATAAGTGAAATGGAATCCTACCCCTAACAGGATGTTGAATCATACAATACTTTTTCATAAAGTAGATTGGGTCTTTAGAACACTTTACATATTCTAACTTTATAATATCCTTTAAGGATTGCTTAGCCATTTACTTTTTCTTCTTAAATGAAAGTTTCCAATACATAGAACCACCTATAAATGGTGTAACATCGTTATTTGAATTTAGTACACCCAAGTTTAATCCAAAAACTTTATTTTGTTTATCTTTGTATAAAATTCCAAAGTTTGCACTTTGAATAAAATCAGTTTTATTGAAAGCACCACCAAATCCGTAATATAATTCTCTTTTAGGTAACTCTTTTACTATCTTTGTATTATAGATTGTTGGAATCTGAAAATTCCATTCTATTTTTCTACTTAGGATTCTATTTTGTGATATTGTATCTGTAAGAAACCCAAAACCTAAAGATGGGTTTGGTTTTGTTCCCAGTGAATCAATTGTTATTTCAGGTCCAAAATCATATGTTAGATTCAAAGTATCTGTTACAATATATTTTGCGTAATAATCTTCAACTACTTTTAAAGAATCAACATCAGCTGGAACTTCTACAGTAACTGTTTCTACTTTGGTAATATATTTTGGTACATACTTTGGAACTTCAATTACTTTTTCAACAAATACAGTATCTACTTTTTGTTCCAATAGTTCATAGTCTTTTCCATCCACCTTTACTATATCTTTCGGGTCTATGGATGAATCTCCACTACATGCTCTCATTAATAGTATAACAACTATCAATCCTACTATTAGTATCTCCTTGAAATACTTTCGTAGTATGCTAAAGAATATGCTCATAATTTTTATCTTTTATTTTATCAAATGCTTTGTTACGCTTTTTTGATATTTCTTCTATTTCCTTTTTACCTCGTTTGATGAAATCTTTCATTTCTTTTTTCATCTCATCTACTGGTCTTGGTAGTACATAAGAATTCATTACATTCCCATCTTCACCGATTTCATCATATTGTTGTTTTAGATTTTCAATATCTTGCTCTATTAGGTCTAATTTTATCAAACCTTCTGCAATCATATTACCATAAATCTTATATTCTTGATAACTATCCCAAACTCCATTGATTCTGAGTTCTCTTTCTAAGATTTTATTACAATCTATACACCAACCTGTTTTTTGTATTAGTTTTCTATTGGTTGGTCCGAAATCACCCTCATGTTTACAATTATTGTTTTTACATTCACCTAAATCCTTCAAGTATTTTCTTACTTGTTGTAAAGCATCTGAGTTTTTACCCGTTTTTAGGATATACCCATCTTTTTTTTCAAATTTATGGTGTTCTGTTTCCCAAACATCTCCAACTTCTCTATTTTCTTCTGCTTTGGTGTATCCTAATTGAGTACTCTTTTCATACTCACCAGTTTGAACCATATCTGCCAACTTTCTACGAGTTGGATGCATAAATTTCCGTTTGAATTCCTTTTGTGCCATAGTTACCTTTATTACATATTATATATGTATATATAAATATCACCAAAATGTAAAAACATAAATTTTAGAAGAAAATACCCAATATTTGATTTACAGAAGCAAATGTACCTGTAAGTTTAAAGGTATTTCCTTTGTATTGAAACACAATACCTTCATTTGGTACAATCTTTTTAGCTCCACCGATAGAATTTAATCTTTTTAGTTCTAATTTAAGTTTTTCTATCTTCTTTGGGTCACCTGATTTTTTCACATCTTTAATTGTCTTATCAATCCTTTTCTTTATATCACGAATTGCTTTATCTGGATTGACTGTTAGTGCTGATGATGTGAATTCCAACACTTCTGCTCCTAAACCTAAGAATATTTCTTCGAACTTCATTAAGTTCTTTTTACCAATCTTCTTTTGGTCATCTTTATCTGTTTTTTTAGCCCATTCTAATGTTTTTTCATCAGTAATGTTCTTTTTATCTAATCTAAACTTCTTATCAAAGAATGCCCATCTCTTAACTAACCCCATTTTGGTTTTGTTATCAAGTGATGATGGAGAATTCTTATCAACCCATTGTTCCCACCACGCTTGGTGATAGTTTGCAACACCATCGGTATCTTTTAAACTAAATTCTTTTTGTAGTTTAGATATCTTTGATGAATACTTATTACGTTTTTTAGATAAATCAGCTGATTTAGGTAGTTTTACAACAGGTGGTCCTTGAATAGTGTAATTATCTTGTACATCTTTGTTAACTTGCTTAATCATACCCGCCAATACTCTAGCAGCTTCAGTATTTTCACCGATTGCGATTCCCTCATCATTATATTCCATAGTTCCATGAAATACAAGTAAAGCTTGTCCGTATGCAATCACATTAACTGATGTTGGATATATCACCTCAAGGTTCATAAAACATGCACCTTCTTTAAATACCTTATTTCTTTGTTTATCTGAAAGAGATGAGATAGCTTTAGATAAATCCCTCATAGCAAAGTTATATGCATCACTCAATCCTCCTCTTCCTTGAAACTTATCCGATACTCCCTTTATATCCAAAGCATTCTCACCTTTATTTTTTAGATGTCCTTTGTTTCTAGCAGCAACCAATCTACCATCTCTCCAACTAACTGCTAATGCCTGTCCATCTGTTTTCTCTCTTGTAAACTCTAATGTACCCTCTAAAGCACGATTTACTATATCTTTTAATTGTCCAAAAGTTAAATTGATATCAGTATCAAATGGATGAGACATATGTCCATATGCTCCACCTTCTGAAATTATGTTTTCTTTTACATATTTATCTTTTTTTAACATTTGGTGTAATTCACTACCATCTACTTTACTCCACGATTTATTTGCTCCAAATTGTTTTTTCCAAAGTAATTCAAAGAATGTTTTCTTTTCTTTAGGTGATAATCCTTTTAACTTTCTGTTGATTTCTCCTCTTCGTTTCCAAACATATTTTTTGAAGTCCATATAAAAGAATTCATTTACTTCATTTATAGTATCGTATTGATATTCTTTATTTGAATCAGTATTACTTCTTTGTTTATCTAATCTCTGATTTATTTTTTTCATATCCTCTTTACCTGGATACCCTATAGCTAATGATTCATCTTTTCCACCAAACTTTTCTGCTTCTTTAGCTCTTAGTGCTGGTAGGAATCTAAACTTAGCTCTTTTCATCACTCTACCTTTTTTCCTTAGTACATTCTTATGAACTACTTTAGCTTGTTGAATAGATAAATCGGTTCTTTTTTTATCAGGATATAAATCCTTCATAAACTCACCATATACTTGTTTATAGGCTTGTTTGTATGCAATCTTTTTTAACTTAGCAAGTGGTTTCTTTCTTTTCATAGTTCTAGCTCTTCTTCTTGCTATCGCCGCTCGTTTACCAGCCATCGCTGCTTTTCTTCTTAATAGAGCTGCTGGTCTTAATCTACCCTTACTTTCATCTTGTGGCATATCTTCAGGAAACTCTACTTCCATATCCTCTTTAACGAGTCGGAAAGTTACAACTTTTCTACCATTGATAGTTGGCATCCCATGCTCATCTTTACCAATTGTTTTAATAACTGTTTTTTTGTTTTTAAATCTACCAGTCATAATAGTATCTCCCACTTTAACAGGTAGTACAATATTTTCGTTTAGTGATGCTTCAAATTCTTGTTCTAATTCTTTAGCTCCCTTTGCATCATCAGTAGATTCTTCCTTATCATCTTGATTAATCCCTAACCCTCTAACAACTTCATATCCTACTAATGCAGCTGTACGAGTTACGTGTGTGAACCATTTAGAATAAGCATTAGATGAGTAAATATCAATTTGGTTAGTAGCTGTTTTAGCTCCAATTACACCAGCAGGAAAGTAAGATACAGAAGTTTGTGGTCCTTTTGGATATTCTGGATGCTCGTAGTAATCTTCAAACTTTTCATCACTTAACATATTGATTACACTCCATCCCAACTTAGCTGCTCTATCTACTGATAACTTTTTATATAGTTTATGATTTGGTACAAAGAAATTTGGTCCATCATCTACATCTGCTCCAGTACTACTACCAAATGAAGCTTCGTTAATTATATATTCTTCTATTCTTTCTTTGGGAACAAATAATCCTTCCGAAAGTTTATCAGTTACGAACTTAAAAATTGTTTTATTGAATTTATTGTAAGCTCTATCTTTAAAGAACTTTTCTTTTTGTTCATCTGAACCCATTGATAATCCATTACGAACTTCAGTACCACTTACTGCACCACCTTGCATTGGTGCTATATAAAGGTATCCCGCATCTTCATATCCTTCGGTTGGGTTACCATCCCATTTTCTAAAAAATTTACCATCTAATCTACTAGCATCTTTTTGTCCAACAACAGTTACAAATGCCGTTGTTTTTTTATTAAATCGTTTAAGTACTTCGGTTGGTACATACGGATTTTTGACTTGTACGATTTTGGATTTTGGGATTCCAAACATCGTTGTCATAATTTTTACCTTTTCTTTGAAGTTAAAAGGTGAACGACCTTTTTCTGTTTTGTTAGATGTTCCGATAAATACATCAGATTTTCCAAATTTCTTTTGAAGATGTTCAAATGTTTTGTAGTGTCCTTTGTGCATGGGTTGAAATCTACCAGCGTAAACTACTACTACTTTTTTGATATTTGATTCTTCTAATAGAATCTGTTGTACTAAATGATTACTAAGTTCGCTCATAAGTTTGCCTCAGTATATAAATATAAGATTATAATAAATGGGTTTATTTTTTGTAAACAAAGGGGTCTCTCTTTTTTAACTCCTTTATTTTTTTCTTATATAGCTTATCCAATTTGTAATCTTCGTATCTTTTTTTAAAGTAGTTTATTATTCTTTTTATCATTATCTATCTTTTATATAAATATTATTTATTACAATAAAGTACTGTAATCATGTTTGATTAATTTATTTACTTCTGAATGATACTTTGCGTAATATGATTTTATATCTACAAATGAATCTAAGTGTTTACTATTATGTTTCAAAATCGGTTTTACATTATACATCCATTCTAATTTTTCTTCATCAGATTTATTACAAAGTAATTTAACTTGTTCTAAAATTAAATTAAATCTTTTTTCTGGTGATGGTTCTTTATCATATGATTCATCTATATATGGTTCAAATGTTTTGAATCCCATTTTTTTCAAATGTTCTAATGTACCCACACTACCAAAAACTATAAATGGATGATTATGTCCTAATGGCTTTACTACCTTTTCCGAAATATAGTATTCATTGGGTAGTACTGTTGTTTCGGTAACTAATGAAAACATAGAATCCTCATATACAGATGCTCTTTCGTGATTGATTCCAAATAAAGTTTGTAAATCATCATAATCATAAGTTTTCTTTGGTTTGTTTTCGTACAAATGTAATAAAGAATCTTTTAAAGGTTTAAAATTATAAATGTGGTTATGTGCAATATCAAACTCTGTTAATTCAACTATATGTGGAATATTTTCTGATATAGTAAAATCATATGTTACAATATTCTCATCTAATAATCCTTCTTTTTCTAAAACTGCCAAAGTATATAATCTATGTGTTCTTAATCTTCTATTTAAACAATTAAAATTATATTTTTTTATTTCTACATTGTAATCAGTATTGATATGTTTAATTAGCTCTTTAGTTGGGTAGTCTTTATTACTCTTCCGATTATAATCTTTTTTGTAATTATCAAATTCCGAAGATTTGGTTTGCCAAACCCAGCTATGATAAACTACTTTTATTTTTTGAGTAATTCCATAGTTTCTACAAAATTGAGCATACCAATCATCTATATTGTGTCCTCCAAATGATAAAATACATTTTTCTGCAGGTATTTCTAACTTATGTAATGATTCATGTATATCCCTTAGATGAAAGTATTCTACAATACCTTCTTGAAAATAATTTAACATTATGGATATATTAGTATTTTTTTTAATAGCATTTAATGTTTTTGTAGGAATTAAATCTAAAACATTATTTTTATTTATAACATGCCCCATTCCATCACCTTCACCACTTTTTTCTTTAGCAGGAAATGCATTACCAATACCACCATACATATCTATTCTATAAATGTACTCTTTATTATCTATTGTATTTCCGTTTTCATCTAAGATATCAAAAATTCTATTAAATGTAGATTTTTTTACATCACATATTCTATTTCTATCAATACACCAAACACCCGGTTGGTTTACATCTGGATTAGCTGATTCAAATATTTTATACTCCTCTATAGTATTTTTTTGAAATGGTGGATATGATTCAAAATCCCATGCATTCATAAATTTGCCTTTGAAAAGATAATCGGATACAAAGTTCATATTAAAATAGTGTTTGCGTTAAAGATTTTTTTGGAATTATTAATGCATTTAAATACTTTTCAAAAGTTTTATTATAATCTTGTATGGGGAATGATTTAAAATGTTCATAGTTAAAATTAGCTATTTTAGCCGATTCAAACATAAATCCTTTTTTATCTTCTTCGGATAGATTACATAAATGTAAAATCTGCTCCATTATCATCACATATCTTTTGTATGGGTCTTTTTCTGTATCATACGATTCATCCAAAAATCCAGTTTCTCCATATGTTTTAAATCCCCAATGTTGTAAATGTGCTAAGACATTTACATTCCCAAAGATTATAAATGGATGTTTGTGTATTATTGGTTTCCATATTTTTTCTGAAATATATCCTATATTTTGATTTTCAAAGAAATAAGATTCTGCTACAACTGTAAACATAGAATCTTTATAGGGAATATCTGTTTCCATACCTATACCCTTTACGCCAATTATATCATCGTAATCAACTGTTTGTTTGGGTTTTTGTTTTCTAATTTTTTTAAATCTTCTCCACTCTGTATCTTTATTCTTAGGATTTATTTTTTCAATATAATTGTAGTAATCGTTATCACTCGTATCGGGTTGATTTAAATCATAAGATATTTGATTTTTATGTAGTAAACCCAATTTATCAAAATCTAATAGAAGTTTAGTTCTCAGCGGTCTTAATCTTCTCATTAAACAATTGAAATCATATTTTTTTATTTTATCAAACTCGTAATGTTCATTTAGTTGTTGATTTGAAAACCCAGAATACTTTCCCATATTTACAAACATTGGAAAAGACCATAGATATGGAATTACAGTAAACCTCTCCATTGGTTCATCTAATTCTTTTTGTTTTCTTGAAATCCAATCATTATACCATTGAAATATATTATAATTAGCATTTACCAATATGAACTGAAAAAATGGGATGTTATTTTGAACCCATTCATTTATATTTGATATTTCGTTATCTTCAATTAGTCCCTCCGATGAAAAGTTTAGTAGTATAAAAATATTAGGATTTTTATTAGCCATTTCTATTATTTTGTTTGAGATTTTATCTAATAAAAAATCATCTTTATTTCCAAATGCGTTTTCTGCATTCGAATATACACAAACTTCATATAATAGTATAGAATCTTTATAATCTTTTGTTTTTCTTAAATATTCATATGAGGATATAGTTTTATATTTATCTCTCATAAACTGCATTTTATTATCAAACGACTTCGGTGGTTTTTTTAAATTCTTTTCATATGAATCTATATATCTAAACTGGGATTTGTAAAAATTATTATTACTATCCCAATACGGATACTTCTCCCAATCTAAACCATTGGAGATATCATATTTACCACATTGATAATCGTTAAGAAAATAAATTTTATGCATAATATAGTTCAGGATATTCAACTAACACAGTTGCTCCTCCTCTTTTTAGAGCATCTGTATATGCTGGTAATATTTTTTCTGCTTTATCTAATTTTTCAACAGGTGTATGTTTTAACATTGTCCTAAACTCTTCTGTATAATCTGCTTTATGTTGATGACC